GGGATAGTGCCAGCAGTAAAGGTAAAATCATAGGATGAACGTAAGTGTATTATACCCCTGATGCGATTATTTATCAAGGGAGTTTTGTAAAATGTGATACAAAACCTTACAGACTCAAAATTTTGCCGGGAAATTTTCCGACGATTATGGAAATTACTTCTTCTTTTTGGTTTTGACTACGTTACCCCACATCTTGGGGTTAGTCTTACCTTCTGTCCATTTCATTCCTCTAAAATCACGATACTTATCCCAATACTGATCAAAGATATCAGACTGGAGACCTTGGACAATATCATACTTTTGCTGGTCATTTTCACCATAAGTTACAAGATAAGAGTCTCTCGGTAAAGAACTATCATTTGCAAGAGATGGGTCACAGTCTACATGAATAATGTTAATGCCTTTTCCCATCAGGAACGATTCCCCCACTGGATATCAGAATATGCTTCTGCAACAATTTCTTTAGTTAGATTATACTTATCACCCAGTTTCTTGTCTTTTACAAGGCAAAGAATTTCTGCTTCTAAAGGATGCAGACCTTGGAGAAGATTAATGAACATGGTTTCTCTACGAAGGTTAGTTAAACCATCGTTACCACCTTTGATGAAATGATAAAAGTTTTTACACTCTCTACGAATAGTGGTTCTACCTTGACGATCAGCACTGCCAATGGAGAATGATCCAGTCTCATGCATCCTACGGATCTCATCATTCATCTTGGTGTTCATGCTTCCACTGTTGGAAACTTGATCATCAAAATCAGCATAAGGAACTTCACCAGGTGGGAGCATTGAAATAACACTCTCATCGAAGTTCCAGATAAAAAGCATCTTCAAAGAAACATCTTCATACTTTTTAAGTGCTTCTACTTTTTTAGCCTTCGTTCTCTGTTTTGATACAACATCAAGAACTTCAAATGCTAAAGGATTTCTAGGAAGATCAGGAAGTGCAACGGTTTTAGTTGTTTTGGGTGCCGTTGTTTTAGTACTACTCGTCTTCTTCGTTGTTGCTGTCTTCTTCGTTGTAGTCATAATAGTTATCAAAGTTAAATGCAATCACCTCATCTGGAATCAGGTTACCCTGGTTATCAAACATTTCGGGGTGAGGTCTTGGGATTTCCCGATAGTTCATCATGTATTCTCTAGCCACCCAACCTGCCATTACTCCCACTATTAGAAACAATACAGTTAGAAAAGAACCGAAAACTAAACTAATTGCGAGCATTTCTTTTACCTCGGGAAACTACTTTTCTTTTCCTTGATTTAAAGGAAAATTCGAAATAGATGGTTACTTCCCGATTTAGAAAGCAAACCATCTTCTCGAAGATGACGTGGAACGGTTGGGTCTGCTTTCCTTTACCTCCATTAAGAATGAGTTCAAATCCGCGATTAACGCGGTGCTTATCGTTATTTATGTTCTTTTTAGATAAGTTGCTGTTCTCTGAGGAATTTGATTGTGTCAACGGATCCTCCTAATTTTTTTTCATCACAGATTACCTGTGGGAAAGTAGATCCCTCCCCAAACTCGGCATAGAACTCTTCCTTGGTAAAGTTCTCACCAAGAGTATAAACCACATGATCGCTACCTGTCAACTCCATTACTTGCTTCACCTTAAAGCAGTAAGGGCAATTTTCTTTTGAGTATATAGTAAATTTCATATCAGTCGAAAAAGAATATGTGAAAAAGTCTTGAGTCTTCTTTGGTTTGTCCAAAGTATTGAGATGCTGCATGAATGTTCTGAGCATCAAAAATAAAGAGACGATTGAATACGTTTCCTATTGAGTCTACTAGATCAAACTTTGTGGAGTCATAAAAACCACCGGAATATACATCATCACTCCAGTTTGGATCCGTAGTATTTCTAATGCCATTTTTACTGGCATACAAAGAAGTACCAGTTGAATAAGGGGCATTTGGAGTTAAGTATATCATAGCAGCCCAAGTTTGTCCATCATTATGGTAGACAAGAGGATCTTGAGCAGTGCAGTACTGAAAACGCCCACACATACCATGAGATTCCCACTCACGAATTTTGATGCCCATGATTCTTTCAAACGATTCTTTTGTTCCAGGAACAAAAAATTGTTCGATACTGCGACTACCCTTAAAATATTCAATCTCGGGTTTGAATTCTTGCTTTAAAGCATACTCTCTAACACTGTAAGGATCTGAGTAAAAATTATCTACAACCCATACAGTTTTATTTGGATTTCTGTTAATTGTAGAAGGAACGTATCTCATCTTACCTCCATATCCCAAGACGTAACCATGCGTAGTTTATTCGTTTTCATACCATCAGCATAGTGTAGCATAGCACTTGGCCAAATGTAAATAACTCCTGGTTTTGGATCAGGTAGCATGGCAAGTTGTGTTTTATCATCTACTGGATCATTCCAAGGTCCAATGAACTTTGTTGGTTCATGAACCTTTGGGTCATACTCAAGGTACAAAAGTCCAGTAAATCCAGTAGAACGATGATTGTGAGGACAGTGATTCTCACTCTTCTTTGTATATTTCAAAGTCCAGATATCAAGAACACGGAGATACTCCAAATTAGCATCCTTCTTAAATTCTGATAGTTCATCATCGAAGATGGATTCAAAGTCAAGAGCATAACGATTCTTTTTGGCATGACGATCTGTCTGAAAATCATTCAGACCAAAGTATCCAAACTCATTCTTATTAATTCTAGAAAGAAGTGCCTTCTTCTTTCTATCCCACTCCTTTACCTCATAAGAAAAGAGAGGGACGTGAAATAACAGGTTAATCATATGTCAGTCGAATTCCAAGAAATATTACCAGAGATAGAAACTCTCTGTTCATCACACTCATAGAAAGGATAAACCTGGTGACGCAATTGTGCTGGGAAAACAAGTATCCAACCTTCCTGAAAGTCACCCATCTTGATACGATAGTCTTGGTGACCACCTAACATATCAGAATAAGTGAACTGAAAGTCTGATGCTGAAGGTGCGTTGGAGTTGGCACAAATGGGTAGAGCATGTTGGTCTTCCCATTTTGTAGGAATCTTCATCCAAACAACAAAAGAAACAATGCCACTATGGTTATGGATAGGGTTGAACTCATTCTTGTTCTGAAAGTTGACCCAAAAGCGATTCATCACCAGAGACTTATGAGTATGTGTCATTGGTTTTTGAACCCAAGTCACACTATGCGCGTGGTTTGCATATAGATCAGCAATGGGTCCAACAACATATCTCATGAAATAGTCATCTTCATCTATTAGAAGAAGACTTGTATCAATGTTTCCAGCAAGACCAGAATTATAGTTTTCCTTTGCTTTATCTACATATCCCCAAAGACGATCCATGATATCTTGTGGAAGTTTCGTCTGATAGATGGGGATATTGGGCAGAATAAAGTTAGACCACTCAAGTTTCTTTTCTTCTTTATCGGTCGTTGCCATGATGTACAAATGGTCCTTGTGCGTTTACATAATGTAAGAAGATCTGGTGATGGTAAGTATCATCTTCCTTCTTGCGGAAAGTTCTCCATCTATTTTCCCACTTACCGTACTTAGACTCCAGTGGATCACGCCAGTGCTCACGCTCACAACCTTTATAGACAGCAGCATCACCGTTCTTCATGAGAACATATGACTCAGAACCATCAGGACGTTCAAACCAGATTGGCCAAGGTTTATCAGAGTTAGTGCTGATCTGAAGAGTCACACTAACCTCACAGGCAGGGCGATCACTATGACGCTTCAGTTGCTGTCCAACATAGTAGAAGCGATCATAGAAATAGGTAGGGAGAAGATCCATACCCAAACGCTTCTCAATTTGCTTACGAACAAGGTAATGAAGTTGCTTGTACATAGGAACATTATAACGAGCAAGTGAACCATTCACCTGCTTTTCGTCTGGAATATAGTTCACTTTATCCTTGCGGATATAATTCAATTGTCCAGTGAGTCTGTTACCATTCTCATCCAGAGGAGGAGCACAGTACATGTTCTCTGGATCAGCAACGAGTTCAGGAATGAACAGATATCCATTCTTTTCAAATGACTCATTCTGACTCATCTTTGTGGTGGTGGGAATAGCACAACGCTGATACCCATCTTCATAGACACCACCAGTTGATACATACTCTTTCTGTTTCATCACTTCCACCTCGGACCAACACACCAACCAACAAGACTCTTACGCAAACCAGACTTCACCTTACGGACACGATGCTTGGTACGTGAGTCAAACACCATCAGAGTCCCACGCTGCTTAGGAGCAAAGTAGGTCTTACCACCATTATCAAGGAACTGAACTTCACCACCAGTGTAGTCTGTGGCGTCAGAGAGTTGTAGAGCAAAGGAAAGTTTCCTTACATACTCACCATTCAGAGTAACCTGGTCTTGACTCATGTTTGTACCAGAACCAGGAACCAGTTGAGGCTTGTAGAAGGTATCAACATCAGAGTCTTGGTGCCAGTTATAAAACTGCCCTTCACCATACTGGGTATATTGGATACTTCCACCATCAATCTCAGTGATATCATAGCAGAAGTTCTCACGGTTTACCTTCTGAATATAATACCACAACCAACCACCAATCCAGTTGGAAGTTGGAACCCAAACGTTCTTGCTATTGCGAATAACTTTATCTACTTGAGCACCCATGATCTGAGAGTCTTGTGCTCCAGCATCATGCTTCTGTAGATCTTTCTCAACGATTTCTACGATTTCAGTCGGCAACTCAGTCATGTGCCAACAGGTTAAAAAAGCCATAAAAGGATAATATTCTTCAGTCCCATTATATATGAGAACTGAAAGATAGTCAATAAAAAACCCCCTTGCGGGGGTGGAGTCTTATTCAGCAGGTGCTTCTGGGGTTGTTAATACCCATCCAGTCGTATTGTCTGCCTGATATGCTGCTTCGTCCCAGGTGTAATAGGAATGTGCTTCGATCTGTTCTTCCGTCAGTTCTGGTTGTGCGATAGGAGCATCCCACATACCAGTCGTGGTGTTCAGCGTCCAGGAGTCATGTCCCTCTGGTTTTGCTGGGTGGAAGATATCGTGCTCGGAGTTATAATACCATCCAATACCAGGATAGTTAGCACGGAAAGGTGTACCACCTTCTCTATGAACTCCGGCAGAAGTGTTGTATGAGCACTTCTTCCAGTTCTCATGACCATGGTGCTTGATGAGATGGGCAACACCAATGTCTTCTCTTTCGATACCACCACGAGTCATGGTGTCGATAGTATCCATTGCGAGGACTGCTGTGACTACG